CGTAGAGCAAAAATGTTATCAGACCAAAGACCTGATTTGCGGTTTGTGCCTATAAGAGGAAATATTCAAACAAGAATAGATTTAATTGCTAAACAAGAAGTTGATGGAATCATTATGGCAAAGTGTGCGTTAGATAGATTAAACGTACAAGTACAACACACTGTGATGCCCGAAACAGAATTGTTGCCTGCCGCAGGACAAGGAAAAGTTGTTGTGCAGATAAGAAGCGATGACATCAAAATGAAAGACATATGGAATCCTCAAATATTAGAATGGCCCACGATTGAATTAATGGCAGAACGATATGTTTTAGAATTAGTTAATGGAGATTGTCAAACAGCAATAGGCGTTACCGCAGATGCTAGACCTGAAAAAGGAATGATGCAGATACGTTGTTCTTATCATGACGGAACCAAAGCACACCATATTCAAGAAATTGGAGAACTTGCTAACTGGAAAATGTTAGCACAAAAAGTTGTCCATGCATTTATATCTTAATTATAAAAACAATAGTAGCAGATAAATTTTATCGATACTGATGTAAATAACTTGCGAATAAGGCAAACATAACAACTCAAATAAGGGAGAATAGGCAATGAAAAAAGTCAAACAAATAGTCACATTCGTGACGTCTTCAATTAAAAATTTTTTTATTAGGATATACAACAGGTTAGAAAAATTTGTTGAAAAAGCCGTAAAAAGTTTTGAAAATTAATTGATTTAAATTAAACCAGTAACCAGCCTTAAAATTCTAGCCAGGTATTAATTGTGTACTTAGGTCCAGATAAAGGCTGGTTGCCTCTATGTGTGTGAGTATAATTTCCAGGAAAAATTAATAATGTTCCTGCTTCTGCTTTGAGTCTTCTAGGATAATATAAAAATTCTGTTTCACCACCATCTTCCACGTCATTAAGAAATACCTGTATCACCATAAACCTTGTGGTGTCTGATCTACTGCTCTGTTCCCAATGCCACACGTGATATCCTTCACCAGGTGCTGTTCTTTGAATCTTCATTTCATACACCATTTGTGGTGCACCTTCTGTTTGCAAAGATGAAAATTGATGTCTGTATATTCCGTTGTAACACGCCCAAAATGTATCTAAAAATTTATTCTGTACTCCAGGCACTCCTACTATACTCAAAAGATTATCTCCTTGCGAATACAATCTTGTGGTGTTAAAATTTTGTGTGTCTTTAAGATGTCTAGGTGCTCCTGAAATTTCTTGTATGGATCTACCAAAACCCATCTTAGTCATTTCATCGAAATATTTAATTGCTTGATCACACCATTCTTTTGTGTATGCTTTTTTAAACACACCAACAAAGTCTCTGATCTCTACTTCCATTTCAGGATTGAAAGGAGGCTCATTGCCTTCTTCCCACTGACGGAGATTGATTGTTTTGTTTTGAATTTCGTTGGACATTTGAAATTACTTATCTTGACCTGGTTGATAACAGCAGTATTTTGACTGGTGCTGTTGCACTAACATATAGGCATCTACAGTACCATAAAACAGTGTTTTAAAGCGTCATAGACGTCAATACACGGGCCAGTCACAGTGTTGATGTATGTGCGGTTATCAGCATCAAAACCATACCTACAACCTGTTGTTTTCGCAGTCTATAAATATTTTACAATGAATTTCAACATATATCACAGATACATCAAATTACCATTTATTATCAATAAACCAAAATGTTTTGCTGAAGGTTTAACAGATAATTTTTTGATGTATGTTAATCCGGATGAACTGCCCGACGAATTGTTCAAATGGTTGGCTCAACACAATTTAAAAATATCAAATGTGATTGAAGGATTTTATACCAAACCCAATGGAGGCGCGATACCTATTCATAACGATACAGTGATACCTCCTGGACAACGAGATGCTTGTAAACTTAATTTTACATGGGGTCCTGAAACTAGTACCACAAGATGGTGGAAGTTAAAATCTGGTTGCAACTATATAGAAATAAATCACGATGAAACCGAAGTAAACAAAAGTTTTCAAGAGGCTGGTATAGAACCAGACATTGATTGTTACAAATGTTACAGTGCAGATGAAAACAATATAGAACTGGTTCATCAGGCAGTGATCAATAAGCCAAGCATATTAAATGTTGGACAACTACACAACACGCACAATCCAGATCCCACACAACACAGATGGACTTTATCACTAACTCTGTTGAAATTGCCAGGCGAACATCTAAGTTTTGAAGAAGCATTGTTAAAGTTTAAGGACAGCATAGAACATGAATAAAATTTTCACACTGCGTTGTCCAAAAGAAAAAGGCAAAAATTATTTCAGTTTAGAAAAGCATCAATACAAAAACAATCTTACTGTGATGATTAACGATGCTGTTGTGTTTGAAAATATTAATGATGCTGAAGAAAATTTACCTTTAACATTGAGTGATCAAATATTATTCGATTCAGACAGTGTGAACTCAGTGAGTTTAATTTATGATATTTCTTTTGGAGAAATCAAAGAAAAATCCGAAGTGGACTTTGTGTTTGATAGCAACAGTTCTATATGCACCACAAATTTTAATAGAAAAAATTTTGTGCAAGGCAGTGAAAAATTAACTGATCAATACTGTGTAACGCTAAAGATTAATGATCAAACACACACTCTTGATAAAACATTTCACAAAGGCGAAACTAAAAAGATATCTGTTCAAAATTTTGTGGATATGAGTTTGCCGATCACAGTAAGTTTAGAATCCAAAAAACAATTTGAAGATTCCAATGACATCACATACGATCAATTGGAGTTTGAAATACAATAATTAAGATTATGAAATCAATTAAAGGACTCATACCAGGTGTACAAAGATTGACCACAGTTGCCAAACCTCATTGGCAGTACGGTTACATGGACAACAGTAAGAAGATAATAGATCCATTGTTGCACTATGGTTGTTTCACATTGGGGTTTGACCGACATGACATATTGGATTATGTGTATGACAATATTCGAGTGAAACCAGAAATAGCAGAAAGCATTGTGCAGAATGAAGAACTGTATCTCAATGAACCCAGTTATCAATTGTCCGACACTCTGTTTCACATGACAGGCTACAAAAGTATATTTGCTCTCAGTGGATCAGATGCCAACGAAGGTGCGGTCAAACTTGCCAGTGCTTATCAAAAACTGCTAGGACAAACACAACGCACAAAAATTGTGTGTTTTGAAAACAGTTATCACGGCTCTACATTTTTAAACTACAACATGGGAGACAGTCTGTTTACCGATCCTTTCTACACTTTAAAACCTTATGACCAAGTGATCCGACTGAAAAGAGATTTTGATATCAATCAAACAGAGTGGAATCAAGTGATGTGTGTGATGGTGGAAACGTGTTCATATGGTGAACAATTGAGACCCAACTCAAAAGAATTCTGGAACAAGATAAAACAGTTGCAGGAGCAGGGTGTGGTTGTGATTGTGGACGACATTTTTATTGGCGGCGGAAAGACAGGCACATTTGTTGGGTGGCAACAAACTCCCATTCAGCCAGACATATTCACCATGGGCAAAGCAATCACAGGTGGATTTTTTCCGCTCAGCATCACCATGTACAACTCAAAGATTGATGATGTGTTGCCAGATGATTTTGATTGGGAACACGGGTTCACATACAATTACAGTCTGCCTGGCATATTGAGTTGTATTAAATATATTGATATACTGCATCAGGAACAATTGATGACACAACATCACAACATTGTGGCAACAGCAAAAGCAACGTTTGAACAAGCAGGCTATACCATAGTGGGACAGTTTGGCACACTATTTGATTTGATCAAAGGCGATGATCATAAATTTTTTATCATACCCATCAATGCCACAGAAGAATATTTTGATGTGTTGAAAGGACAGTTACAATGATCATAAAAGATAATTTTTTGACATCAGAGCAATTGGTTCAAATCAATCAGATGATTGATGCAGATATCACACAGCACAATGGACGTTTTGAAAGATACGATGATGAAGTGGATCATCACGAAACAGACGATTGTAATCTGTTCTATCTCAACAAAGAAATAAAAGATTTCTTTTTTGGCTTGTTGGTGGAAAAAGGTTACTTCACAGAGGAATTGCTCACAGGGCACGATCAAACACTGCGATATCATGAAATGAAATATCCTTATGTGAGCACATGGCACAAGGACAGATTTCTTGATTGGGAAAAAGAAGAAATAGATTTTATGGGAGTAACATTTTTCTTAAATGAAACGTGGGACTTTAAGGATGGCGGATTGTTTTTGTTCCGCAAGGATGATGCAGACAGAGGCGAATATGTGGAACCCATCGGCAATAGAATCATAATCAACAACGAAGATCTGTATCATGCTGTGACAAAAATTGTGACGCCAGATGTGAAACGACGCAGTCTACAGGCTTTTATGCACGTGAAATATTTGAACATATGATATACACAGAATACGATCCGTTGGAATCAATCATAGTGGGAGACACATACGATCCCGGACAGGTTCACGTGTTGCATCATAAGGATCCCAGCAAGTTCAATCGTATCCTGGAAGAAACCAAACGAGATCTGGACAATCTAGCAGACTTTTTAAAGAAAGGTGGCGTTGAAGTGATGCGTCCCACTGTGCATGAGTACTATGATCCCATACATATGCCTGATTTTGATGTGGAATTTCCCATTGCTCCCATAGTGCCCAGAGATGCACTGATGGTGATGGGTCGCACAATCATACAGACATACACCAGTTACACCGACAGATACTTTGATGCTGTGAGTTATTATCCCATATTTGAAAAGATGTTTCGTGAAGGCTATCGTTGGATCAGCCAACCCCCGCCCATGTTACAGAATTTAAACACTGAAGATGATTGGTTTGTGAATGATAGAACCTACAAGGACAAATTAATGGACAGAGTGTTGTGGCACACAGCCACCATGTTTCGAGCAGGAGATGCCTTCATTGTGAATCCAGAAGGTCCTGGCTCAGCAACAGGATTGGAATGGTGCCGCAGAGAGTTGCCGGAGTACAGATTTATTCCCAACACAGGCACACGTTTTAACGGCTTTGGACACATTGACCACGGCTTTATCATGATAGATGATGACACTGTGATACACGCAGGCATGGATTGGGTACCAGACTGCTTACGCAACAAACAGTTGATTGATGTGAGTGACTGTTTGCCTGAATTGAAAATGGATAGATTTGTGCAGGATTATGCAGAAGCCAAAAATAGAATGGACATTGCTTGGGTCAACAAGTACTTGGAGAATTGGAGAGGTTACAATCAAGAAGTGTGCTTTGATCTCAATGTGTTGGTGATAGACAGAAACAACATTGTGTTTGCACGACACATACCCAAACTGTTTGCCAAACTGAAGTCCTTACACATAGACTGTCACGTTGTGCCACAGAGACACTATTTGTTTTGGGACGGTGGAATACATTGTAGCACACTTGATGTCAAAAGACGAGGCGTCAAAAGACAGATCATAGATTAAAATTGCTTACCGAAATCGCTGTGCTTACCGCTTCGCGGATTTGAAATTTCTGCGTTACCGCTTCGCGGAATTTTTGCTGTCCGCCTCTAGGCTTTCTTTTGATGGATGTAGTTGCTATCTTTTGAAAAATCGATATGTTGGTTTCTTATTGCTATGTTAGACAAGAATAAATCTTTGTTGATCATAAATTTACTTTGCTCTGTCTTTTGAAATGCATAGTAAACACAACCTCCTGTTGTGTATCTTTTATTGATGAATTTGTAATTGCTTTCTTTTATTAGTGTTTCAAAAAACTTTTCGCTATAATAATAGTGACAGTGTTTTGCGAATATTTTTTCTTTATCTCTTTTGTTTACTTCTGGAACTCCGTGTATCATTATACCATTTGTTTTACAGCAATGATCTGCTATTTTAAAACAAGTGTACTGTGCATCAAACGGTTCAACGTGTTCTGATGTACCCATGTTGTACACAACATCGTATTGCTCTTTCCAATCCACAAATTGATCAAATACAGAAAGATCTTTTACAATTGATCCGTGCTTACCATTTACATCAACAGAAGTGTGTATGAATCCTCTAGTTTGCCAATATTCTTTTGCTGGATTTAATTTAGGACGAATTATTTGATCACCAAGTTCCAGCATTTTCAAATCTTTACAACTGTTGTGAACTTTTAAAATATCTTCTTCTATATCTTGTAGTATGTATAATTTTAGTCCCATACTGTATGTATCAGTTTTATAGACTTAATTAATTTTAGTAATATTGATTCCGTAGTATTTGCTGATAGTGTCCCAAGCAACACCTGTGATTAATTCACCAGAATTAAATTGTAAATTAGTTAAACAATTGAATAGATACTGTCTATTATCAGGATAATATAGATTATTAATTTTTGAAATTGAATCCACACTGTAATCTTTTAAACAACCAGGCACTAATGATATAATTGGACAGCCTTCTCTCAATGCTTCAGTCATTGCCATAGTGTGCAAACTGACCACACAGTGTATATTTTCTAATGAATCACAGAATCCTCTTGAACCTCTTGCTTTCTTAGGCAGTTTTTTCCTCACTTTGATTGGTCTATTTGTGTATTTTTTGATTTCTTCTGTTGTTGATTCTATCCATTGATCCACAGTTTGTTTTATACCATACACATCTAAACCATTTTGGCTAGGCGCCACAATGTACACTTGATCTCCCATTTGCCAAGGTTTAATTTTCATATTGAATTTTACAAAACGTTCGTTAGTCCATTCACCTTTGATGTCTGTGATTTGATTTTCGTTGAATGTCACTCTCCAATAAACAGGTTTCCACCAATTGCAGTAACCTTTTTCAACGTTGAGATAATCTATATTTTGCTCTTGAAATGTTTCATGGTATTTTTTAAATCCATCGTGTCCACCAACTCCACCTAATACTACCAAGTCCTTTTGGACAATTGATTCCACATCGGTGAAAATATTCAATCCTGTTCTAGCACTTATAGTATTTGCCAACTGATGACAAGTACGCCTGCTGGTTCCTAAATCTAAACCTTTTGGAATTACTATTCTTTTGTATTGTTTATTCATCGCCATCAAGGTTCTTTAAGAAGTCCCTTAATTTTGTTTGATCAGTATTACCTGAATCAATTCTACTTACTGTATCACCTTTGGTAGGATCAGGTAATTTAAGTTCAGTTGTGTTTTTTTCTGCACTATCATTAACTGTAGATGTCTTTTTTAATGAATTATAAATTGTGCTTGACCCTTTATAATCTTGACTGTCTGAGTCTTCTGCTAGATCTCTTATTCTTAAACTGTCCACATCAAATTCTAAATCAATCTTTTGACCAACACCACTGGATGATCTTGTTTTCATTAACTGTATTTGATATCTGCCTCTTTCTCTCATTGCTCTTGATGTGAATATACCAAACACGTTGTCAGCAGTTTGTATTTTACTTAAACCTCCAGATATATGCGAATGATCAAACTCAATTTCTTCTACTGCTCCTCTATTCAACTGCGATGCTGTAACAAAGATTACATTCAATTCCATTGATAAATTTCTTAATTCTTCTGAAACAAATTTGTCCTTCACAAATAAATCACTTGGAGAAACTTTTCTACTGATTGGCATCATAAGATCCAAATAGTCTACCAGTATTACATCTAATTTTTTACCTGTTTTAATTTCATATTCTTTGATGTAACTTCTTAAGTCGTTTGCATTTTTACCACTTGCCATGTATTTGATTTGAAATCTACCTGCTTTTTTGCCTAACAGTTTAACTTTCATTTCAACACCATCTAAATCTTTAAAAATTTCTCTTGCTGGAATATCAGTTAACATTGAATCCAATCTCATACTCACTAGTGCTTCACTCAATTCAAAAGTAATATACGCCACATTCAATCCATTCAATACCCAATTGCAACCCAAGTTTGCCAAGAACAACGATTTACCTGCTCCAGAACCACCTGCAAATATATTCAATTCACCTTTGTTAAATCCACCAAATAATTTCTTATCTAGTGTTGCCCAGCCTGTGCTGACCTGTCCATTAGAATTTTTTAGTCCCATAAGTCTTGCTTTTGGATCATCGAAATAATCTGTACCTATATCTTTGTGTAATCCAATCTGTACTGCCTTCTTGACCAATTCTTCAACTGGACCATATTCACCTTTTTCCAACATATCTGCTGATTTTAAAATTGCTCTTTCTAAACTTTTGTGTCTAACAAATGTTTCAAAATCATCAAGCAACCAAGTAAAATGTTCTTCAGTTAGATTTTCTGTTGGCTTCAAATCAACATTACAACTCTTGTTCACAATGTCATATGTTGGCAATGAATTGTATTGTGACACATACTTGTTCACAAAGTCTGCTGTGTCTTGTAACTTTCTATCAAATAAAGAATAATCAAATATAGATTGGCAACGCACAAATGTTTCTGCGTCACTCAGCATCATTTCGAGATACAGTTTTTGTATCTCATATCCATAGTC